CAAGTAGCAGGAACAGATGAGGCAAAGGCTAATAAGGTGCTCGGTTTCTATGAGAAGTTTATGAGAGCGTTGGGTGCTGACTAATGACCGTCGCAGAAGATATCAAAAATAAACAAAACCAAAGTGCTCAAGCAGAGACTGCTGCTGAAAGAGAAAAGATTCTCAACGCAATCAAGAAGCGTAATGAGGAACTTGCAAAGCGTCAAAAAGAAGCCAAAAGGATGTTGGAATCCAAAAAGGCTATTTATGATTTGTACATTACCCAATTATCAACAGGTAAGAGTAAGGGTAAGAAACTTTCAGATTTCAAACTTGAGCAAATTAGAAAAGCAGCAGAAGATATAAACAAAGAACTTGCTGACCTTCGTAAACTTATTGCTCAAAAGCCAGAGGTTGTAAAGTTACCTACTGTTCCTAAACCTCAAGCAGCAAAACCTACTGCTGGGCCTACAGGAACTGTAACTCTTCAGGCCACAAAGACTGCCGATCAAACAGCAAAAGATGAAGCAGATGCGGCAGCAGGCAAGAAGACTCCTGGCGGTAAAGGTAAAGGCACTCAAGGCGTTATGCCTACAATGCCAACAGGTGGAGGCACAGCAACTGCTGGTCCAAGATTTGATTCAGCAGCAGCGCGTGCTGGTGAAGAAGCATCTATGGGTGCAACACCAAACATCCCACCAAAAGCACAGCGCGATCTTGAATCAATCCTACGTCAGACAGAGTTCTGGTATGACCTACCTGACTACATCTTCAAGACAGTTCCTAAACTAGGTGAACTTCTTGTCAAGGCTGTCAATGAAGGTTGGGATGATGATAAGTTCTTATCTCAAGCCAAACTAACTACTTGGTGGCAACAGAACTCAGCGCCTATCCGCACTCGTATCATTGCTCGTGCTAAGTTCAATGAACTTCAAGCAGGCGGCCAAGATGCTTCCAAGACTGAATACGCTATGGATACCGCTACTATCAAGCGCAGTGTCCAAGCACGTGCTCGTCAATTAGGCTCAAACCTTGATGAGAATGCAATAAATCAAATTGTTGCTCGTATCTATGATGGCTTTTTAGAAAATGATACTGTAGCCATTGATTCATTTATTGCTCCGTATATCAGTAAGGTAACCAGCATTGTAGGTACAGGAACTGGTATGCAACCTACTGGTTATACTGGACAAGCCTTACAGAACTATCAAGCCTTACAAGCAGTAGCCAAGGCTAATGGCTTAGGTATTAAAGATATTCTTCCAAGACTATCAGTATTACCAGGACAGAATCTTGATGATGTAGTTCTACAGAAATTAGCCACAGGAGAATTAGATATTAACCGACTTGCTCAAGACGCTCGTATGATTGCAGCGCAGGGTAGTCCAGACTATGTTAAGAATCTACTCCAGCAAGGTTATGATCTAGAACAAATTTATGCTCCATACAAGAATGTTATGGCACAACTTCTAGAACTTAACCCAGATGAAATTGAACTTAACGACAATACTTTACGCTCTGCTATCGGTCAAGATAGAGAAATGAATGTCTATGACTTTAAGAAAGCGCTTCGTAAGGATAGTCGCTGGCAGTATACAGAGAACGCCCGTGAAGAAGTTGCCAATTCAGTTCTTGGCGTACTTCGTGACTTTGGATTCCAGGGGTAACAATGGCTAAACAATATACTAGAGCAGAATGGGCAAGAATCCAATCTCGCTTACCAGAAGAAGATAGAGTTCCATATACGGAGTCTCCAGAAAAATTTGACACCCCAGCAGATGTAAGGGCAAGAACTCAAAGATTTGCTGAAGTTATTGAACCAGGAGTAACTGAATCTGAATTTCCAACAAGTGTTACTCAACCTCGCGTAACTGCTCCAGCCGTTTCAACGGCAACATCTACAGAATCAAGTGATGCTTTATACGATGCAAAACGTAGATTCGGTTACGGGATAGATGAGCAAGGTAAACCCATAACACCAACAAAAGTCTCTGGTCCAAGAACTCAAGGACTGCCAGAAGGATTTATTGCAGGACCATTTCCAAAAGAATTAGAAAAACTATTCGGAGCACCTGGAGATATCCTTGGTTATCGTATAAATACCGAAACTGATAAAGATGGAAAAACATATTTTACTTTATCTGTTGCTCAAAAAGGTGCTTATGGTGAAGGCGTAACAGGATTCTCCACATTTGGCGCACCATTTACTAGAGATGCAAGCGGTAACTATATTGGGTTCTCTCCAAATCGTGGATCAACTACTGCAACTACTGCAACTACTGCAACTACAAGCAATGCTGGAATGACTTACACTGCGTCAGATGGAAAAAAATTTACTAACGCAGATGCTTACGTTGCTTACCAAGCAAATTTAGATTCTCAAAAAGCAAATCGTCAATCTGCCTATGATTTATTATTCCAACAATTTGATACTTATGGACTTGGAGCATTAGTTACTCCACTAAAAGGACTTATTGAATCTGGTATATCTCCATCAGAGTTTACTATTAAACTACGCGAGACTGATGCCTATAAGCAACGCTTTGCTGCTAATGCACAACGTATTAACAAAGGCCTACGCGCTTTATCTGAGGCAGAATACATTGGCCTTGAAGACCAGTATCAAGATGTAATGCGCCGTTATGGTCTGCCAGCATCTTATTATTCTCGCGGAGATATGGGTCGTCAAGAAGGATTTGAGAAGTTTATTGGTGGAGATGTATCACCTGTTGAACTAGAAGACCGCGTTCAGACAGCACAACGAAGAGTTCTAAATGCTGCACCACAAGTCAGAGATGCTCTTACACAATTCTATGGAGCAGAGATTGGCAATGGCGATATCTTGGCCTACGTCCTTGACCCTGAAAAGGCTATTGAGAATATAAAGCGTAAGGTAACTGCTGCTGAAATCGGAGCAGGCGCAATGCAAGCAGGTCTTGCAACTGGTCTTGCTAGAGCAGAAGAACTACAACGCTTTGGCGTTACTGGAGAACAAGCACGCACTGGTTACCAAGCAATCGGTGGATTCCTACCACGAGCATCACAACTTGGCGACATCTATGCTAAGCAAGGAATGGGTCCATTTACTCAGACCACTGCTGAAGAAGAAGTCTTTGGTACAACAGGTGCTGTAGAAGCAGGTAGAAAACGCAGACAACTTGCTCAACTTGAACAAGCGCAATTTAGTGGTTCCGCAGGAACTACTGGTGGCGCACTAGCCCGCGAACGCGCAGGGCAATACTAAGCCTGCTAACGGGACGACTGGTCCGTTAGAGAGATATAAAACCAGTAGTAGGAGCCATATAGAAAGCCCCCGATTCTATATGTGGCCTGCGAAACCAACTAACAAAGGGAGAAGGACCTATGTCCAACTACGACTACGACGACGATGACTTTGAAACCACAGATGGTGGAGATCTCGTCAAGCAGTTGCGTAAAGCAACAAAAGCAAAAGACAAAGAACTCGCCGAACTAAAGGCGCAGTATGAGTCACTTGCAAAAGCAAACAGAGAACGAGCAATCAAAGATGCCCTCGCTAGTCGCGGGGTAAACAGCAAAATTGCAACGTTTATCCCACAGGATATAGACCCAACTGAAGAGTCTGTATCTAAATGGCTGGAAGATTACGCCGATATATTCGGTGTAAATGTACAGTCGAACCAGGCTACGCCTAATGTAGATCCAAAGCAGGCTGCTGCTTATCAACGTATGACCAATGCTGTAGAACAGGGAGTTACTCCTGAGTTCCAAGCAGATATTCACCGTCGTTTGTTGAATGCACAGACCCGCGAAGAATTGGATGAAGTCATTAGACAGTCTGGACTCTAAGACCGAACCTATCCGAAAGGCAAAATAAGTGGCAATTCCTACAGGTACGCTTACTACGTCTTCGACAATCAGCGCTCTAGTCACCACTGCATACGATCAGTATGTACGTATGGCGCTTCGCTCCATCCCAGTGATGCGTGCGTTGGCTGATGTCAAGCCAGTACAGCAAGCAATGCCAGGTTCGTCAGTTGTATTCTCCATCTACTCAGATTTGAATGCCGCAACAGGCACTCTGACAGAGAGCAACGACGTAGATTCCTTGGCACTCGGCAACCCATCAACGGTTTCCGTAACCCTCAATGAGTACGGCAATGCCGTAACAACCACCAAGAAGTTGAACCTCACATCGTTCAACGACGTAGATTCAGCACTCGCTGACATCATTGCTTACAACGCAGCAGATTCTATCGACTCCGTTGTAGCATCCGTTCTTACTGGTTCCACTGGAACTAACGTAATCTACGGTGGTAATGCAACAGGTACCAACAGCATCACATCTTCAGGTACCATCACCGCTGCAAACATCCG